GGAGCGGGCAGAAAGCCGCGATCGAGTTTGAACGCGTCGGCGTAATGACACAGTTTCAATATACCGACGATTTCTTCGGCGAGTTTATCAAGCTGAATATTTCGCTTGTAGCGGGCGACGTTTTAACCGTTTCCACGGGCTACGGTGAAAAAGCCGTGAAGCTGAACCGTGGCGGCGTAATTACTGACGCGTTCCGCTATCTCGACGTTGATAGTTCATACTTGCAGATCGCCGTGGGCGACAATCTCTTCCGCTATTCGGCGGACGCAAACGCGGAAAATCTCGAAGTTTCAATCTATCACAATAACTTGTATTTGGGGGTGTAACGCGGTGGAATTATACGTTTATAGCCGCGATATGACACTTCAAGGGATTGTCGAAAAGATTTCGTCCTTGATATGGACGCGGCGTTATTGGAGTTGCGGCGAATTCAAGTTGCTTGTTCCCTTCACGGAGGAACACGCCCGCTTGCTGGTGAAGGAAAATATCATCATCAAGCGCGGCGGCAACGAAGCGGCGGAAATCCGCTATATTCACATCACGAAGAATTCACAGGGCATGGAGGAAATAGAGGTTCAAGGCAAGTTCCTTCTTTCGTGGATCGGCAAGCGCATTTTGACAACGCAGATCATCACGAAGGACACGACACAGAACATTCTATACGCCATTGTGAAGCAGACTTGCACGAACGCAGGAGCGGCGCGCAATATCCCGAATTTCAGCATATCCACGACCGACGCAGACACCGGAAGCGGGCAGATCGACTATACTTCGGAGCAGTACGCAAACGCCCAGCTTGCGGCAGAAACGGCGGCGAAGGCGGCGAAGCTGGGTATTCGGGTTCTGACAAATGCCCGCACGGGCAAGCATACATTTTCCGTTTACGAAGGGCGCGATCTTACGGCGGGCAATACCGCAGGGAACGCGCCTTGTATATTTTCACAGGAGTTCGACAACATCGTTGAACAGGAATACACGAACAGCGTTGAAAACCTTAAAACAACGGCTTACGTCGGCGGAGAGGAAAAGGAAGGAGCAACGCGGAAGGTTGCCGAAGTCGGCGGAAGTTCGACGGGGCTTTCCCGCGACGAAGTTTTCATCAATGCAACGGACATCGTGCAGGAATACGAAAACGAGAGCGGGCAGACCGTAACGCTTACCAACGCGCAATATTTAGCGCTTCTTTCCGCGCGCGGCGTTGAAGAGCTGGAGCAATACGCGGAAACGCTTGCTTTCGGATCGAAGATCAACACGAACGCGAATTTGAAGTACGGCACGGACTACGATTTAGGCGATCGGGTAACGTGTATCAATAAGCGCTGGAACGTCCGCATTGACGTTCGCATAACGGAGATCGCGGAAACCTACGAAACCAGCGGCGAAGAAATAGATATTACCTTCGGCGAGAGCTTGCCCGCGCTTCTGACACAAATTCGGCAGATTACGAAATAAAGGAGGGCTTCACAGCATGGAAAAATCAAGTTTCTTCAACAGCGTTTCGCACGATCGCACGTACAAAGCGGAGGATTGGGCGGAATACTTCGCTTCGTTCATCGGGAACGGCGTTTTCCCCGTCCCTTCGACGGGGCTTCAAGTCGTTGCAAACGACGGAATGAAACTGAACGTTAAAACGGGCAAAGCGTGGATCAACGGTTACTTCTACTTCAACACGGGCGATCTTGCCGTCGAGCTTGACACGGCAGACGGACAGTTGAACCGCATTGATCGCGTTGTCGTGCGCTGGGATTTGACAAACCGCGTTATGTCGGTGAAGGTCAAATCTTCTTCGTTCAGCGCGTCCCCTACCGCGCCCGCATTGCAGAGGGACGCGGACGTTTACGAGCTTGCGCTGGCGGACATCTACGTGGGCGCGGGCGTAACAGCTATCACACAAAGCAAGATCACGGATCAACGCTTGAACACGTCACTTTGCGGCGTTGTTGCCGCCGTCGTTCAGCAGATCGACACGGCGGCTTTTAACGCACAGCTTCAAGCGTGGTTCGCTGAATATCAATCCCTTTCGGCGGCGGAGTACAACACGCTTGTTTCGTATATGAATTCGCTGAAATTGCAGGGTAACACGCAATACGAAGCGTTCGAGCAACACATGGCGGATTTTGAAACACAGGCGGCGGCGGACTTCAACGCATGGTTTAACGGCTTGCAAAACGTCCTTGACGATAACGCGGCAACAAATCTTCTGAACATCACGAACGCGCTTGACGCGCGCGTGGATATGCTGGAAGCGGTGCTTTTCAATGACATTACGACAAATCCGTTCTTGATCCTCTTCGATGATCTCGACGGCGTAACGTCTACGGGCATTTGGAACGAGAGTTTGCAGAGGATCGAATGCTGACGCGGTACGCTTGCACGGCGGCGGAATTGTCGTGCGTGATCGGAAATATCTTCGCGGAGCTTTCCCCGCCATGCGCGGCTTGCGGCGCGGAGGTATTACAGATCACAGGAACAACGGTTACAGGGAACGCGGCAACGCTGACCGTTACCGAAGCGGGCTTCGATTTCGACGGGTGCGCCGACGATACCGCGATAATCGAGAGAATGCGGAAAGGACGGTGCATATATGCAAAGACCGGAGCGGGAGCGGAAAGAACCGACGGAATTCAACGTGATTGTGAAAGCGAAAGACCTTGTAAAGCACACCTTCACGATCACGAATTCGACGGAGCGCTACCCGAAGAAATACCGCTTCACGCTTGTAAACAGGATACAGGATAAAGCGGTGGACATTTACGAATGCGTCCTTGAAGCGAACGAATTAGACCTTCGGGACGCGCAGGAATACAGACAACGGCAGAAGCTACAAGCAAAGGCGCTGACCTATTGCAAGGAGCTTCTATTTTTCATAGAGCTTTCGCAGGAAATGGGCTTTATTTCTATGAGCAGTTGCGAATATTGGTCAAAACTTGCACTTGAAGTGAAGTACATGACGACCGCGTGGAAGAAGCGGGACAAAACGAGAGCTTGAAAAACGTTCGGGGTACATCTTGATACGCCTAATTCGTCGAACGCCAACAACGTCCGCAACGTCAATTCGGACGGCTCTTTGAACAACAACAACGCGTACAACGGCAACAATGGCGTTCGCCCGCTTCGGTGGACTATGTGAACGAGTAGGCACAGCCGAAAGCAGAATACCACCATCAAAGGAAGGTGTATCCCGTCGCCGCTATCCACGGCGGGGACGAATACAGGATCGCCGATACCGGAGCATACCGCCTTCCGGCGGCTGGCAAAGGTTATAAACAGCGAGGATTTTTTATTATGACAGACTTTGAAAAGATATACAGCTTTGAAAGCCTATACAATGCCTACCGAAAGGCGCGGCAAGGCAAGAGGTGGAAAGGAGCGGCGGCAAAGTTTGAAGTTAATCTTCTTGAAGCGCTGAACCTATTAAGCGCGCAGATCAGAACGAAGCGCTATACCATGTCCCCGTATAACACGTTCGAGGTATACGAACCGAAGCGCCGCGTGGTTATGTCGAACAGCTACAAAGACAAGGTTGTTCAACATTCGCTTTGCGATAACGTGCTTGAACCGATTTTGACACGATCGTTCATTCGCGATAACTACGCGTCGCAGGTGGGGAAAGGTACGCATTACGGGTTAGACAGGCTTCAAGAGTTCATGCGGAGGTTTTACAGAAAGAACGGAATTGACGGCTGGATACTGAAAGGCGATATTTCAAAGTATTTCTATTCGATCCGGCACGACGTTTTGAAAACCTTAATCCGCGAGAAGATAACCGATCCGGACGTTTTGTGGCTTGTCGATCTTATCATCGACAGCACCGAAGGCAACGTCGGAATACCGATCGGCAATCAAACTTCACAGCTTTTCGCCCTTCTCTACCTTGACGGGCTGGATCACTTCGTAAAGGAAAAGCTGGGTATCAAATATTACGGGCGCTATATGGACGACTTCTTTTTGATCCATCACGACAAAGCATATTTGCAGGAGTGCCGGAAGCAGATTGAAGCGTTCGTACAGGCGCGCGGGCTTTCGCTGAATGCGAAAACAAATATCTTTCCCTTGAAACACGGCGTTGATTTCTTGGGCTTTCATACATACTTGACCGAAAGCGGCGCGGTGATCCGCAAGGTGCGCCGCAGGAGCAAGAACAATATGAAGCGGAAGTTGAAGAAATTAGCCGCCCTTCACGCGGCGGGACGGATCGACGCAAAGACCGTTGAACAATCCTATCAAAGCTGGAGAGGACACGCCGAAAAGGGAAACAGCTATCACTTGATCCGGCGGACGGATCAGTATTACAACAGCTTAATGAAATAAAAGGAGGCGGCACAATGTCAAAAACATTAGGCAGTTTGTCGGTGGGCGCGAAGATTGAAGTTCCGGTTCTTTCGGCGTATCAATCGCGCTTCGGATCGAAGATCGTTTTCAAGATCGCCGACAAGAACCACAGCGGCTACCCGTCGAATTCCGTAACGCTGATTACGGAAAAAATCATTCAGTTAATGTGCTTCGACGCAAAGGAAGCAAGCAACAGCAACAGCGATCGGAAACAATACGGCAATAACCGCTATCAATATTCAAACATTCTGCAATGGCTGAACAGTAACGCGGCGGCGGGCGCATGGTACAGCGCAAAGCACAGCGCAGACGCGCCGCCCACAAACGCGAACGTATGGAACAATTACAACGAATACGACGCGTGGGCGGGCTTCCTTGCTATGCTTGATCCGAAGTTCGTTGCGGAGCTTCTGACAACAACGCAGACCGTCGCAAGAAATACCGTTACCGACGGCGGAAGCTATGAAACGGTAACGTCAAAAATGTTCCTTCCGTCCACCACAGAAGTGGGGCTTGCGAATGAAAACAATATCGCAGAAGGAACGCTTCTTGCGCTATTCAGCAACGACGCTTCCCGCGTCGCTTATCCTACGGCGCAATGCGTGAGCAATTCGGAGTACACGAACAGCAATTTCAGCACGTCAAAGGGCTGGTATTGGTGGCTTCGAACGCCTGATTCGTCGTACGCCTACTACGTCCGCAGCGTCTATTCGGACGGCTCTTTGAGCTTCGACAACGCGTACAACGGCTACAGTGGCGTTCGCCCGCTTTGCAATCTCAAATCTGAAATCTTGGTATCTGACAGCCCGAACAGCGACGGAAATTATACGGTAATCTACAATTCCGCGCCTTCCGCGCCGCCCAGCATTACCGCGCCAGCGACGTGTTACAGCGGGCAGAACATCAACATTTCTTGCGCGGCGGCGACCGATCCGGACGGCGACGCGCTGACCTATTGTTTCGAGCGCTCATGCAACAGCGGCGCGTGGACACAGGTTCAAGCGTCCGCAAGCAGGACGTTCACGGAAGCGGTATCGACCGCGTGGAACACGTTGAAATACCGCGTCCGCGCGAAGGACAGCTACGGCAATTATTCCGCATACACCACAAGCGGAGATATTGCCGTAATCCATAACCAGCCGCCCGTGATTTCCGGCAGTAATGCCGATCTTGGGATCAAGCGCACCGATTTCACCTATCAATACAGCGTAACCGATCCGGACGGCGACACGGTGAACGTTGTTGAAAAGATCGACGGAAAGACAATCGCGACGAAGAACGCGATCACGCTGGGCGCGACGCAGACGCTTTCCGTTTCCGGAAATACCTTCACGGCGCTTACGAACGCAAAGCACACGATCACGATTACGGCGACCGACAGCGCAGGAAATAGCACCGTCCGGACGCTGACGTTCACGAAGTCGATTGCGGGCTTCGTTGTCACGCTTTCAGCGCCGTTGGAAGCCAACAGCCAGCCGACACGCGCGAATATCAAGGTAACGCGAGATATTCCGGCGGGCGGCACGTTCAAGGTTGAAGCGACGAACAATCCGTTTGACGCTTCCCCCGTTTGGGAGGATTGCACGAACGCGGTTGTTCAAGGCGTTGCACACGTTTTCACAAATAAGATCAACACGGCGGCACAGTACGGAATGAATATCCGCGTAACCGTCCAGCGCGGCGACGCGCTGACCGCTTGCTGGGTATCGGGGATCGGGGGGAATTTTGAATGAGCGTAATTCACAAGAAGAGCAACGGCGGAGCTTCCACCGAAATTGAAAAAGAGGTTCGGGAAGTCAAAGCGGCGGGAGAGCAAACCGCCGCTTTGCTTGCCCTATCCTTCAAAGCGCAGATCGTGCAGGATCGCGCCGCCGGAACGAACGTCATTTCCGACGCGGCGATCCTGCAATCGGCGGAAGTGATCGAATACGACGAATACGACGACAATCACGCTTACAACACCGTCGGCGAAATCATCAAGCACAACGGGCGGTATTACGAGATCAAAGCGGCGCACACGTCGAACGCGGCGGCTTATCCCGTTGAAACCACCTTCGCGTACTATCGCTTGATCGAGCTTTCCGCGACCGGAACGCTTGACGATCCGATCCCGTATCCGGAAACGGCGGGGATCGTCGTTAATGTCGTTTCCGGCTTGTATTACAGCTACAAAGGCGCGGTATACCTTGCAAAAGCAGATATGCCGAATTGCGTTTATCCGCCGGACACGGCGGGCTTGTGGCAATGGGAAAAAGTAACCTAACGGGAAGGAGGATCAACGATGGACACTTTCGCAACGGTTCTTTCCGTCTTTTCTACCGTATGCGCTATCGTGTTCGGCTATATCGCTTTTGTTCGTAACAGGGACAAGGACAAGGAAAGCAATGTGAAGCACGACGCGACCGTTTTAACCGAGATCGGATACATCAAGGCGAACACGGACGAAATCAAGGCGGAGCAGAAGGAACAGCGAAAGACGAATACGGAGTTCGTAACGCGCTTGACCGACGTTGAAGCGTCGGCGAAACAGGCACACAAGCGGCTTGACCACATCGAAAAACGAATGGATCAAGCAGAGTAACACCAGCGACGGCGGGGGCTTCCCCGCCGCTTCTTCATTGCAAAGGAGGGTTCAGCAATGAGCAATAGCAAACTTATTTCGTGTACGCTGATTTCACCGAACAAGAACAGCCCACGAAATCACAAGATCGACACGATCACAATTCATTGCGTCGTCGGGCAATGTTCCGCCGAGAGGATCGGAGAAATCTTCAAGCCGACTTCGCGACAGGCAAGTTCAAACTACGGGATCGGCTACGACGGGCGGATCGGGCTTTACGTCGATGAAGCCGATCGTTCGTGGTGCAGTTCTTCGGCGGCGAACGATAACCGCGCAATCACGATCGAGGTTGCAAGCGACACGAAGCACCCATACGCCGTGAATGATAAAGCATACGCGGCGCTTCTTGATCTTGTCGAAGATATTTGCCGCCGGAACGGGATCAAAAAGCTGGTATGGAGTACAAGCAAGGACGACCGCGTAAACCACAAGAACGGGTGCAATATGACCGTTCACAGGGATTACGCGAACAAGTCTTGCCCCGGCGATTATCTGTATAACCGGCACGGCGAGATCGCGGCGGAGGTAAACAGGCGGCTGGGCGTTCCGGCGGTGGAACAGAAGCCGGAGCAGAAGCCGCAGGGCGACGCGAAGAACCTTTACCGCGTCCAGCTTGGAGCGTTTGAGAAGAAGGACAACGCAACAGCGTTCGCGGCGAAACTGAAAAAGGAAGGTTTCGATACGTACATCGTGCAGATCGGCAAGTATTACAAGGTTCAAGTGGGCGCGTTCAGCGTCAAGAAGAACGCGGAAGCTATGCTGGAGAAGTTGAAGAAGGCGGGACACGACGACGCTTTCATAACCTATTCCGGCACGTCCGGCGGGACATCGGCGCGGAAGATCACAACGGGAAGCAAAGTGCGCGTGAAAGCGGGCGCGAAAACCTATTCCGGCGGAAGCCTTGCTTCCTTCGTCTATTCCCGCGATCACATCGTCAAGGAGCTTTCCGGAAAGCGCGCCGTGATTACCTACGGCGGAACGGTTGTCGCGGCGGTGAACGTCGATGATCTAACGCTTGTTTAACACACGCACAACGCACGGTATGCGTTACACAACGCGCGCCGTGCGTTAATTGCGCTATGAAAGGGGACGCAATGAAAAACAAACCTTCGAGCGGGAAGCGGGTGGCGAAGCGCCACTTCTTCAAGGCTGACGAACGCTTCGCAACGAAAGCCGTTATTGTGATCGCAATTACAACGGCGGTTTTCACCGTCGCGCAGTACGTTTCATTCCTTATCACGCGGCAGGAACAAACCGTTCTGATCGAATGGTATTTCCGCGCCGTCGTGATCGAATGCGGCGCAATGATGATGAAGCGTCTTGCCGAAGTAATCGTCGGCAGGATCAAGAAAAAAGAAAAAATCGACATAACAGAAAGCGAGGATACAAACAATGACTATTGATCTTACCAGCATTGCAAACGCCGTGATCGCTCTTATCGCGGCTATTATTACCGCCTTCGTGATCCCGTGGATCAGAAGCAAGACGACCGCCGCACAGTTTGAGAAAATCAAAATGTGGGTAACGGTTGCCGTCGAAGCCGCCGAACAGCTTTACACCGGAAGCGGCAGGGGCGCAGAGAAGAAAGCATACGTTGTTGAATTTCTGAATAGCAAGGGCTTCAAGATCGACGCGGAAACGCTGGATAAACTGATCGAAGCCGCCGTCTTTAATCTTCCGGACTACTTCACCATTTCCGGCATTCCGGAGGATACCGACAGCAACAAAGAGTAATTGACCGCGCGGCGGATCGCGCTTCCCCTTTCAGCCTTCCGCCGCATAAAGAACAATCCCCCGTGCGGGCTTTCGAGCCTTGCACGGGGGATTTTTTTGTTTGGTTCATTCCTTCGGCGGTTCGACCGACGCTTCCGACGGCGCGGCGGTTTTTCCTTTAATGAGTTGATACAGCTTCTTACAGCCGACCGCAATTCCCTTGAATAGATAGTAATAAATCTTGTAAAACGCCCACAAGAAGAAGTACAGACACCAGCCCGCGCCGATAATCATATACCACATCAAATAGAACATTCCGGCGAAGAGCATAGCGAAGCACCACAACGGCGCGTTTCGCTTATTCACGCGCACACCGAAGCCCAGCCGGAAACCGGACATCTTCTTCAATGTCTTTGTAAAGCTGACGAACATTAGAGCAAATCCCCCTTCTTAAATGTAAATTTTCAAGGCAGAATTCGCCCATTCTGACCTTTAACACAATTATACGCCTGTCATGCGCTAAAATCAAGAATAAAGCGGAATATTTACACACCGTTTGCAAATAATCAGAATGAAGAGGGAAAGCGGCGGCAATGAAGATATATGATTACAACGGCAAAAAGAACATTTGCGGCGACCGATTGCGCGAAGCGCGCGTCGTCCGGCGGCTACGTCAAGAGGATTTAGCCGCACAAATACAGTTGAAAGGGATCAACATGGAGCGGGACAGCATAAGCCGAATTGAAATCGGTACGCGCTTCGTATCCGACTTTGAATTGAAGATATTTGCGGAAGCGCTGGGCGTTTCGGTAAATTGGCTTTTAGGTATAGACGAATAACGGCGGCGGGGTGATCCCGTCGCCGCTTATCTTTTATAGGCGCATAAAATACGTATATTTTTTCTCAAAACCTATTGACATATACGCATTGAAGGCGTATAATAGTAAATGTAAGGAGGACAGCAGATGAAAACAAAAGACCTTATCGAGCTTTTAGAACGAAACGGCTGGAAGTTCAAGCGGCACGGCGCGAACCACGACATATACGTGAAGGACGGTCAAAGGGAAAGCGTCGTAAGGCACAGAGAAACCGACGAAGAGTTAGCAAAAGCAATCATCAAGCGGCGCGGGCTGAAATAAGCCCGCCGCCCTTGGCGATAATATATAGCACAGTTTCAAGGAGGTATTCAGAATGAAAAACGCATATCCCATCGTTATGACGCAGGGAAAAGAGTTCATCGTGGTATTTGTCCCCGATTTCAATATCAATACGCAGGGCAAGGACGTTCCGGACGCGATCGAGATGGCGCGGGACGCAATCGGGCTTATGGGAATTGATATGCAGGACGACGGCGAAGCATTGCCGGAAGCGTCGAGCATTGCAAGCGCACAAGCCGAAGCGCCGTCCGGCGCGATCGTTTCGCTGGTTGACGTTGATTTCGCGGAGTACCGCAGAAAGAACGATATGCGCGTCGTGAAGAAGAATTGCACCATTCCTTCATGGCTTAACTTTGAAGCGGAGCGGGCTGGCGTGAATTTTTCCGCCGTCCTGCAAGCGGCGCTTAAAAGCGAATTGCATATCACAAGCAGATAATCAGAGAGGGCGAAGGGCGGCAGAAATGCCGCCCTTTTGTCATATTCGGAAGCCGGAGGAAGAAAGAATGCACAAACACTTAACATGGACGGATCGCCTAAAGATCGAAAAGGGATTGAAAGAGGGCTTAAAGCCGTGCGCGATTGCCGACCGTCTGCACGTCCACAACACAACGATATACAGGGAGTTGAAGCGCGGACGCTATACGCATTTGAATTCCGACTTGACGACCGAAGAACGCTATTCGCCGGAGATCGCGCAACAGCGCTATGAAGAGAACCTAAAAGCCAAAGGCGGCGAATTGAAGATCGGCAACGATTACGAATTATCCGCCTTCATCGAAAAGAAGATCGGCGAAGAAGGCTATTCCCCCGCCGCCGTCGTCGGAGAAATCAAGCGGCTGGGGCTGACCTTCAAAACGGAGATCAGCGAAAAGACGATCTATAATTACATCGACAAAGGCATATTCTACGGGATCAGCCGCGAGAGCTTGCCGGAACACGGAGAGAGAAAGCGGAAGTATGACAAGGTGGAGCGGAAGAAAGCCGCCCGCGCGCCGCAAGGCGAAAGCATAGAAGAACGCCCGCAGGAAATCAACGATCGGCAGACCTTCGGACATTGGGAAGGCGATTGCGTATGCGGGAAGAAGCGGACGAAGGAAACCTTGTTCGTTCTTTCGGAGCGCTTGACGCGGAACGAAATTATTATCAAAATGCCGGATCAGACCGCCGCCAGCGTCGTGGCGGCGCTGAACAAATTAGAACGCCGCTTCGGGAAGAAGTTTTCACAGATATTCAAAAGCATTACGTTTGACAACGGATCGGAATTTATGGATTGCGCCGGAATTGAAAAATCCATCTACGGCAAAGACCGGAAGCGCACGAAGGTTTACTATTGCCACCCGTACAGCGCATACGAACGCGGCACGAACGAGAACATAAACAAAATGATACGGCGGTTCTTGCCGAAAGGAACAGACTTCCGGAAAGTAACCGCCGCATATATTCAGCGCGTCGAAACGTGGATCAACAATTACCCGCGCGAGATTTTAGGCTTTGAAACGTCCGGATCGCTCTTTGAAAGATACGTCGCCGAAGCCGCTTGAAGCCTTCTGAAAAAATATTTTAGTTTTTTCTGCTTTTACTCTTGACTTTTGCGGGCGAAACGCCCGCTTTTTGGAAAATCTTAAGAGTTTCCGGCGAAGGGAAACGAAAATGGAGGGGAAAACGCACCAAATCTACAGCGATTTCGTAAGAGCCGCGATGAACGCCGGGGTCGTGCCGCAGCAGCCGCCCAGCAATGCGGCGCCGTTGTCCCGGCACTGACGCATGATTCCGGCGAATTCTTCCGGTGTCTGGGCGTATACGGCGGTACCCTGATCGTTGATGGTAGGAATGCCTGCATTGGGCTTGCAGATCAGGGGGATCTTCACACTGCGGCGAAGCTTTGACACCAGATGGGGTGTCAGCACGTCCGCCGCCACGCAGTTGAAGCCAACGGCGGCCGCGCCAGCCGCTTCCAGATCGCGCAGCACCTTTCCGCCGTCCGCCCCGGAGAACAGCGCCCCGTCCGACTGCATGGTGAAGGTGTACATGGCGGCTCCCGCGCCTTCCAGCTCGGCGGCGGTGAGAATGGCCTCTGCCTCCTGCGCGTAAAGCAGGGTCTCGCCGATGAGCAGATCGGCCCCGCCGTCGATCAGACCGCGGATCTGGCGGCGGTAATTCTCCACCAGCAGGTCGAAGCAGTCCGGGTTCCAGCTCTCGCAGTAAACGGCCAGCGTGGTCAGGTCGCCCGCAATGAGGCATCCGGGGGCGGCGGAGCGGGACAGAGCAACCAGCGCTTCGTTGATCTTCTCCGTCTGGGCGTCCATGCCCACGGTTTTCAGGGCGATGGGCTGCGCCTGAAAGGTGGGGGCGTAAATGATCTGGCTGCCTGCGGCGGCGTAGGCGCGCTGGAGCGCGACCAGAGGTTCCGGGTTTTCCAGCACCCACTGCTCGGTGCAGCAGTCCTTGGGCATTCCGGCGGCGCGGAGGTTGGAGCCGGTAGCGCCGTCCAGAATGCGGACGCCCTCCTGAATCTTCTGCTGAAATTCTTCTTTTGTAAGCATAAGGATACCTCTCTTGATGACCAGCCCGGGAATGTGCATAATGCGGCGCGTCCCGGCAAAAACTGGAGAATGGATTTGACGTGATTATAAACGATTTTTGAATGGATTGCAACAGGCATTGACCTTTTGAGGAAAATCTGCTACTATAGCGAAAGTCTGGGAAATTTTTGGGAAGCCGTCAAGTTTGGCTTTCCCGGAATTTCAAGGAAAAGGAGACACATTTTATGAAGAAAACGGTTTTAAGAGAATATGCCCGCCTGATCGTCCGCAGCGGCGTCAATGTCCAGAAGGGGCAGGAGGTGCTGATTTACGCCGATCTCGACCAGCCGGAATTCGTCCAGATGGTCGTGGAGGAAGCCTATAAGGCCAAGGCGAAGAAGGTCACCGTGGAGTGGAACTACCAGCCTCTGCAGAAGCTCCATGTGCGCCACCAGTCCGTCAAGACGCTGGGCGAGGTGCCCGAGTGGCAGAAAGCCAGACTGCAGCACTATGTGGACGTGATCCCCTGCCGCATCCACCTGATGTCCGAAGACCCCGACGGCCTGAAGGGCATCAACATGGCGAAGCTGGCAAAGTCCCGTCAGCTGCGCTATCCCATCGTGAAGCCCTACAGCGATCAGCTGGAAAACAAGGATCAGTGGTGCATTGCCGCCGTCCCCGGCGCGGCGTGGGCGAAGAAGGTCTTCCCCGGAATGCGCACCGGCACCGCCATGGAGAAGCTGTGGGAGGCCATTCTGTTCACTTCCCGTGTGACCGACGACCCTGTG